CCTGCTGAATTAGTTACATTAGGAGTCCATTGATTATATTCTTCTTGATCAGACCAACGAATAAACATTTTATCTTGAGTTGCTGAATCACCAATAGTTGTTTCTGTACCCATACATACTACATGTCTAGTTTCTGTAGATATCATTGATAAAGTAGAATTAGTAGGAGCATTAGCAATTATTGTAGCTCTATTACCAGACATTCCTCCTGATAAATCCCATTCATAAGTAGGACCATCTTTTTGAGTAATAATTAAATCTTCTCCCCAATTATTTATAGACCACATTCTCATATCTAAAGTTACATTAGAGGTACTTCGAGGAGTTCCCCATGTACTTGTACTCCAAGTTCCTGCTCCCCAACCATATCCAAATGTTTGTTCTTGTGGTCCGATATTTAATTGGTAATTAGCTGTACAATTACCAGTAGGACCAATTGTTGAAGTAGCTGTAGCATTACTTTGAATTATATAAGCATCAGCATTAGTAATAGATAAGATTTCATATTCAGCATCTAAAGTGGTAGCAGGAATTCCTCCTACTGTTGCACTAGAACTTGTAACAGTTACAAAATCTCCAAGTGTAGCTCCATGTGAAGAATCTGAAATAGTTACATTAGCACTGGTATTAGTAGTAGTAAAAGCATTAACTAAATTAGCTGTAGCTCTAATAGGAGTAATATCTTGATTATCACCACCTTGATATGTATATACTTTTCGATCAGTTCCTAGAGCTTCATATCTCGATCCAATTAAAGCAAACCATTGTTCTAAAGCTCTTCCTACTCCTACATAATAATCTTGACTAAACTTATTCCAGCCTCCTAATTTTTGAGGAAGTCCTTTACGAAATCTGATCTTATCTCCGTCAATCCATCTACCTTCAGCACCGGTTTCTGTATTTTCTGTATCTAATCCAGGTTGAAAATTTAATTGAGTTAGTGGCATATTACTCCTTTTTATACAATATATATCATAATAAAGAAAGAGAACATAAAAAACTCCAGATTTTAAATTATACTAGATTTATAGCATATACAATGGTTAAGAAATATTAAAAGATATAATAATTTTCTCTTTCTCCTTTTGTTTAGGAGCACTATGTTCCAAATCGCTTTTAAAGATCAATAGCCTATTTTGTGGGCATTCATAAATTGCATACTCACAAGAAACATTATTAGGATTAGAAGGAGGTAAAATCATAGAATCTTTTTTCCAGAATATTATTTTATTTTTAGGGGTTGATTTAACATAAAACACACCACTAGATATAGTTCCAGGATGCAAATGTCTTGATAAAGCTGAGTTTTTTTTTGAAACACTAAACCACATATTTATTATTTTCATTTGATCTACCCAATCAGGATCATAACCTTGTGATGTTAATAATATTTTATTATGTTTTAATATTTCATTTCTTAATGGTTGAAAAATTGGATTCTTTGTTATTTCATCCACACAGTAACTGGTGTAAACACCATGACTTTTTTGATAGGGACTAATCTTATTATTTTTTTCTATATTATATTTTTTAATTTCTTTTTCATAAAGTTTAACATTGTTAGATTCAACATTGTCTTCAATATAAATAGGAGTTGAGAACCAGTGTTCTATCATTTAGCTTCACTAAGTTTTTTAAAATTAAAATATGGACTTAAACAATCTTCTTTAATTGGATAGGGCTTGTTTCCGTCTGTAACGGATACTCTCATGGCAGTTAACATCTCCCATCTTTGTTGATCAAAGTCACAATTAGGTAAGATATAATTCCAGATCCGCTTGATCTCATTTAAATTATCCATATTATCCCAATGTATAAATTCATAGTGTTTTACAAGTTCATTAAATTTTTCAATGTCTTTGTACCATCTATCAAATTTTTTATATATAATTTCTGGATCAGCCCCACTAATGTTTATTAAAGACTGTTCTGCTTGGTCCCGGCTTCTTTCTAACAATATATATTTAGCGTCAGGAAATCTTTTATACAAGGTTTCTATGTAGTGAAGTAGTTCGGGGTCTTCAAAGCCTACATTTCTTTCAGGCCTTTGTTCTATTTTTTCTTTTAATTGACTCCATTTAGTCATGTATCTAAGTTCTTCATTATAACAAAAACTATCTTTGTATGTAAATAGATTACTAAACCAAGTGCTTCTACATCTAGCTGTGCTTAATATAAAAAATATATTTTTCATATAAATGTAAATATTAAAATTGCTCTTTTTTTCGTCAAAGGAGTTTCTGCATAATGTAATTGATCATCAAAACAGATTCCCTTATATTTTTTAAATTTAATTCTTCCCCCATGTTTTAAGACTGTATCTCCATCAGAATCATTAAGATAGACTATTAATTGTTTGTGTTTAAATTTATGGTCTTTATGAAATTTACCTTTTCTACTAGATAAAGGAAAAGTAATGTTTAAATTAGCCCTAAAACATTTATTAAAAGATATACTATTTTTAAAACAAAATGTTTTTAATATATCTAAAACCTCGTGAGATACAGTTGAATTCATTGTAGATATATTAGTTTTTTTATCATGTAGGATAAATGCATGGGAAAGATATGGACGTTTGTCAGGATACACTTGATGAGGTATCCAAAACAAAGGAAAAGTATTTGTCATCATAATCTTAATTAATTTCTTATGTTCTGGTTTTAAAAAACTATTGTCTACTATTATCTTCATTTATTTTTTTATAGTTAAAAGAAAAAGATATTCTATCTTCTTCTCCCATATGGGGACTTACACAGTGTTGAACTGTAGAATTAAATATTAAGAGCCTTCCTTCTTTAGATTTATAAGTAGTATGGTCTCCTAGACTAAATTCATTAGAATCCCTTCCATAATAACTTTTAATATGAAACGCCGAACTGTCTTTGTCTGATTTAAAGAAGTATACAGCAGCCAAAGTTCCTCCTGGATGATTGTGATATTCTTGATAATCAGATTTTTTATAAATATTGAACCAAGCTATAGTGGCATTTAAAGTTCCTTTATAATTTAATATATTGCAGTAGTCAGTTACTTGTTTGTCTACCCAATTGTTTAGTCTTTCAAATTTACAATCTTTAAAAATATTATGGGTCTGAGCAGTATTGTAGGTTCTGTTAGCTATCCAATTATTTCCTCCCTTTTTTATTTGTTTAGATAATTTATATATATAGGGCTCTAGTTTCTTTAAATCTTTATGATTTGGATTATCAGCTATGCCTACATTGATTGGAAATAGTTTCTCTATAATCATGGAAGCTGTGTCTTCTTAAACCATTCTGGCAAACAAAGGAAAGGTCGTGTATCATATTTATTAAAGTCTGCTAGAGTTGTTTTAATATTATTATAGTGTAAAAAAACTTGGGCGCATATCTGTCCCTTAAACGGCTCTCTCCAATGCTCGCAATCTATTCCTCTATAGATCATCATGTCCCCAGGATTTAAAGTCACTGAAACACCTTTAGTATTAGCAGTAATATATTTTCTGTCAGTAATAGTACCTTTAGTTTTATCTGGTTCAATAAATAGTGGCCAAGGATCGCCACCATAATTTAAACTAGCGGATATCTCGCAGCTAAATCTATCTTTATGTCTTGGTAATATGTCTCCTTTTTTGTAAATCCTACCATAGCTATAGGTTTCATAAAGTTTTAATTTAGTGTGTTTTTCTACTTTGTTTCTTAAACCCATTAATACTGTCTCGAATGCGGGATCCGCATAAATTGAAAAAGAATTTGGCATGCCTGGATCTTTAAAATGTCCCTGATCTTTATCAAAAGGCGATAGGTATTTAGTCTGTTTCATAACAGAAACAGCTCGTCTTTTATTTTGAAAATAAATATATAAAAAATTAGCAAGTTCTAGGCTAATGGCATTTCTAACTACTATGTAATTATTTTTTTTAAAACTCATTTGTTCCACCAGTTCATTTTTTTCCAATATTTAATTTGTATTTCAGACAAAATTTCTTGTACTTTAGTGTCACTTTTCTGTAAACCTTCTTTTATATTATGCAAACCTGTTAAAGCATGTAATTGTTCAGCTTTATCATAAAACTTATCCCTTTTTATTTTTGTAAAATCTGTCTTATGATAGGGCTGATTAATAAATTTATATATGTTTTTCATGGTATTGTCATGATCATCCACTAAATCATTATATTTAACAATATATAATGCATTTTTAAAACTAGAAGACCTTGTTCTCCATAATTCATTATATGTTTTAAATAAATTATTTTTATCGGCCATTAAATATTGTTCAAAAAACCTGGCGTTATTGTCATAGAGTTTTGTATAAGAAGCGACTATTTCTTCCATATCTCTTACACAACAAATAACCTTAGGTTCTTCTCCATAAATAAGTTTTAACATCCATATATTATATCTGCTGTGCCATACGGAAGCTGAATCGAATATTATTTTTTTATCTGTAAAATAAGAATAAAAATTTTCTATGTATTGTTGTAAAAAAGGATATTCCATGTTTATTACTTCATCGTGTAATAAGTCTTTTTGGAACTTTCCATCTCTATCTACCCATAAACTAAATTGTCTATATACTAATTCACACAATGGAGTTTTAGTAATAGCATAAAATTTAGGGTTTTGATTCATAACTTCAGTTAGAAAATGTCTTCCGCTTCTGGGTAATCCGGATATTAGAAATAGTTTCATCGGTATTTATGCCCTCTCCAGAAACTCATTTTAGTATAATAAGCTAATTGTTTTTTAGTTAAGATTTTAACCGGATCTGTTTTACTTTTTTTAAGATTGTTAAAGCTATGTTTAAAAACAGGCTCCTCAATAAACTCATAAACTTTTTTTAATGTTTCGTTCGGTTCAGTCACTAATTTATTATACTCAACGAGCAACAAACAATTTTGATATTTAGATAAATAACTCTCTCTTAAGTTCCAGTAATCTGAAAAAAAATTTTCCTTTAAGGGTTCTAGATCCCAAAATCTTTTTTGTTTATCAAAATGTAAATAAAAGGAAGCCATAATATCTTCAATGTTTCTAACACAACAAATTATCTTAGGTTTTTTATTGAATATCTTCCTATGCATTTCTATATTAGGATGATTATTCCAGCTTAATTTAACATCAAAAATTATTTTTTTAGCAGTAAAATTTTTATAGAAATCAAATATGAAATTTTTTAAATACTTTGATTTTATTTTTTGAACTCTAGGGTCTTTAAAATCATATTGTGTAAATTCATTTTTATCTTTCCAAAGATCATATTGTCTCCATAACATTTCGCAGAGTGGTGAATGCAATAAGCCAAACATATTAGCATTTTGATTTAGTATTTCCCCTAATAAAGTTTTACCACTTCTAGGTAATCCAGCTATAAAAAATAATTTGTTCATATTTTCTCTACGTTGGATTGTAATAAGTTATTAGGAACGGCTTGCATATTCCAGTGTATAAATCTAAACCGGTCGTTCCCCCTATCTACGTGAAAACCATGGGGCATATAAGAATTAAAAAACATAAAGTTGCCGGGGGTTGGGGGAAAATTAATTTGTGGACTAGCTAATGAAGAACGTTCTTGTTTTTGCTCCGGTAACTTGCTCATTAATGCACCTGGTCTTGGATCATCAAAATAAGGTCTTGATGTATTTTTACTGCTTTTTAAAAAATAAAAACCTGATATATGATTATTATAATGAATATGCGATACATGATGGCCCCCACCTTTTTCAGCAAATTCTTGTACCCATAATTCAGTAAAAACTAATGTATGGTTTGTTAAATTAAATCCCTGACTATTTAATATATTAGCTGATGATTGACCTACAAATTTTTGAAAGTCATCAAAAACGTTATCAGCTAATAATGTAGTTGAATGATGACTTAATCCAAAATCACTTTTAAATTTTTTAATTAAATCTTTATTTCTTTTTTTTGCTTCTTTAATATAAGGATCAGTCTTTTTTATTAAAGGCTTTATCCATTCGGGTCTTGAAAAAATATAGACAGGTGAGGCAAAAAGAAATGTAGGTTCGATTGTACTGCTCATTTAAATGAATTTCCTAAAGTCCACATTACTAAACTATATCTAGTTCCTTTCGTGACAGGTGTGACTCTGTGCCATAAATAAGAAGGAAAAACTGAAATAGATCCTCTCGTACTTAAATCTACATTGTATACTTGTCTTTTAGGGTTGTGCGTATTATCTAAAGCAACTTGCAAAACTCCTCCCTCATATTCATCTCTTGAATTCAAAGCTATGACAGAAGATAGTTTTCTATTCTTATTTCGTACATTTTTGTCTCTATGACTCATTGGATAAGGTTCTGGCCATGCATCTTGATGCCAACCGTAATATTGTCCTCGTTCATATACTGTAAATTGACAGACCTCATGAGTACTGATTTGATAATTTAGATGCATGTCTTTATTGGCGAAGTTTATATATGGATCTAACATTCTATAAATCCAATTTTCTTTTAGCCAAAGAATACTTGACTTTCTTTTTTTCAATGATTTTTTTATTTCATCTGTAGTGACTGTATCTACGCCAGTAACTCCTAAAGAAAGATCCTTAGTTTTTGCATATTCAATAATTTCTTTACAAAATTTTTCAGGTAAAGTTTCAGGAATTTGCCAAAATATGGCTTTCATAGAAGATATTATAAGGTCCTTTCATATAACGTTTATAACTGAGTTATATATTAAAGTAAAGATGTAAAAAAAGATTTGATCTAGATCAATTATAATGTTAATGTTCCTGAAACTGTAAATGTGAATACAGTATCTGAACCAGTTGTTGTTACTGTATTAGTGCCAGGAGATACTCCTGCACTTGCTGGTTTACATGCCGTTGGCATTCTTAAAATAACTACGCCACTTCCACCGCCACCAGATATTACACCTGGGCCAATTCCGCCGCCATAGTTAGCTCCTGAACCACCACCGCCTGCTCCCAGACCAGCTGTTCCTGGAGTTCCTGTTCCTCGTGAAGTAGGTCTTCCTCCATAATTATTAGTTCCTCCAGTACCGCCACCACCAGCGCCACCAGGTGCTAGTCCTGCGCCATTATAACCACGCCCACCAGCTCCTCCACCAGCATAAGTTACTGGAGATCCAGTTATACAACTTGTTGTGCCGTCTCCGCCAACAGCGTTACCGCCCCCAGTACATTTATGACCGCCACCACCGCCAGATGTAAAATTAGCTGGAACGCCTTGTCCAGCTCCACCAGGCTGTCCTTGAGGTCCGCCTAAAGCTGCAGGTGCAGTAGGTGTATCTCCTGCTCCTCCGGGACCACCTGTACTAGGTGCCCATTTTCCTCCGCCACCGGATCCTCCAGCAATTCCAGTAGTAGGAGTTCCAGGTCCTGTATAAGCTCCATTGCCTCCTCCTGCTGAAACAATTGAAGCGCATGCTCCAGGTAAAGTAGTATCACACCCAGGATCAGCGGGTGAAGGGGGAGTTCCAGAAGGGCCTGGATTAGATGTAGTTGCAGCCCCTCCATCTCCAATAGTAATTGTAGTACATCCTCCAGCAATCTCTAGCGTAGCAGCACATCCGTTACAATACGAAAAACGCATTCCTCCTGCGCCGCCACCACCGCCTCCACTATAATATCCTCCAGAGGCACCGCCACCGATTACTAAATAATCCATATTAACAGGCTGCGCTCCTGCGCCACCTGATCCAAATCCTAAAATTTTATATCCAAAACTCATATTATTCTTCCGTCCATGTTGATGTATCATTATTCCAATAAGAAGTTGATCCATCAGTCTTTACACCTTGCCATCTTAAATTATCCTCATCCCATTGTAAATCATAAAGTAAAGTAGCTCCATCATGTGTATATTCTCGTAATGAAGGATTATTTGCAATTGGAGGCGGTGTAGGTGCCTGCCAAATTAGAGCCTCTTCATTTAACGTCCAAGATGGAAAGGGCTGTTGACTTATAAATTTATCTCTTACAGGATCATACGTATCACCTTTTTGCGCAGTTTTTCCTCTAAAACTAGCTGTTGGGGAAGTCTGTTTATAAAATCCTGCTACTTTGTGTATATTAAAAAGTGCTCGACAATATTCTTCACCATCTACATGCATATCATTTTCACCTAAAGGTCCATCTGTTGTTGGAATATCGTCACCAATTACATGTCTTCTAATAACTATTTTATCTTGATCTAGTTCAGCGAAAATTGCCATAGTCTATTCTCCTATGCGTCATTTGCTGCATCTGTTGTGTAAAATATTTTAATTCCTAATAATCTTACATCACCTGTAAAAGTATCACTTCCACTTGTTGCATTTCGAGCAACTTGAAAATATGTATATGTATCAGCTGCTGCTGCTTTAACTGTTACATTAGCACTTACTGGACTCACTAATACATCTTCAACTGTACCTGTGCCGGAATCTGTAACGTCTACAGCTGCATCAAAAGTTACGTCTGATGTAGCATCATTTGCAACGCCAACCCCTTGAAGACCAATTAAAGCAGCCCCTGTATTTGTTGTACTTGGACTCCAGAAAGCTTGAAAAGTTATTACACCTTCATCCCATGATTTAGGCATTGCAATAGAAAACTGTGCATATTCAATTGTACTTGGATCAAAATCTAAAACCTTCATTTCAGGTCTAGTTGCTGTAGTTTCAATTGCTTGTGCGTCAGCTCCATTTGTAGTTGTTCCAAACATCGCTTGCGCTGGAACAAAAATAGTTTCTTTTCCTGCAACTTTAATTACTGCAGAATTTGCTTGTAAAGTACCTGCCCCTTTTACAATTAAATTTAAACTAACATTAGCATCACTACCTCCAGCAGTAATTGAAGGAGCATTACCAGTATCTGCATTAGTAATATCTAAATAATTAACTGCAGAAGCTGTTTGAGAAAAAATTACTTGTTCATTTCCAGCTGCATCATTTATTCCTGCATTATCTGCAAAGACAACAGAACCAGGAGCAATAGAAGTTGAAACAATATCCCCTAAATCTCCCATTACGTCTGAAATCGTAGATCCATCTGAATATACTAATGTTTTAGCACCTTGTTTAAGTGCAACTCCATTAGCAGCATGACCTGTATTTGCAAATGTTAAAGTATATGAACCTGATGTATTATTAAATAGTGTATATTTTGTTTCAACAGCATCTGTAAAAACATGAATATTTGCTGTTAAAGCACCTGTAAATTCTAATATTGCATTATGAACTTGATCATCAGTAGAAGTATCATTTGTATTAGTTGTAGAATTAGCTGAAGTTAAAGTGACATTAGCATTTCCTGCAACATTTGCTGCTTGATAACCTTTTACTGAACAATCAACTCTGTTCATAACATAATTTACTAGATTACCCCAATTTCCTGAGTTTTCTCCAGAAGCTTGACGTTCTAATTTTAAACGAGCTGTATAAGTTGAAGCCATAATTATTTATACCTTATAAATTTATTTTTGTAAATAATATATATTTGTAGTAATTTGTACACTATAAATTTGTCCATGTATAGGTATTTGAATCATTAATATCGTCCCAAAATCTTAAATCTACTGGAGTAACATTAGCTTGGATTCCAGTCATTGCTAAAAAGTTATTAGAATCAGGTATAATAGTAGCTAAAGATACTGTCATTTCTTGACCAGTTATAGAAAAGAATCCAGAAGTAGAAATTGTTACTGAACTTACATTAGCATTAGCATTTATTCCAGTTATAGGAATAAAGTTTTCAGTATCAGTTGTAATAGTACCTAAATAAGAAGTTATTTCTTGACCTGTTATATCTATAAAGTTTCCAGTTCCAGTTGTAATAGTACCTAAATCTACTTCTAATTCAAAACCAGGTGTTACAATAGTTACAGCTCCATGTGCTGCAATAGAATAAGTTCCTATATGAGTATTTGCTAATAAACCAGTAATAGTACCTGTATTAGCATTTGCAGTAACTGTACTTGATCCTACATTTGCATTAGCATTAATTCCAGTTATAGAAGTATTTGCTGAAGCTTGTGCAATAGAAAAATTTAAAGCAGTAGTAACCTGTTGACCTGTAATAGAAAATAAATTACCAGTTCCTACTAATATATAACCACCTGGAGTATTCCAACCATCAGAACTCCATTCTCCTCTACCCCAACCTAAACCTAAATCAATTTCAACAGTTGCTTGTGAACCAGTTACAGAAACAAAAACACTAGGTGCAGCATTCCATGTTGCAGAATTCCAAGTTGATCTTCCCCAACCTGTATTTATTTCTGTATCTACTGTTATTGAATTTAATGCAGTATTTGCTAATAGACCTTCAATTACAGCACCTGAAGCTGAATTATTCCAGCTACCGAAGTTCCACTGTCCTTGATTCCAGGTACTTGCCATAAGGAGTTTCTCCTTATGCTATTCTAATTAAGCCAGCAGATGAGTTTGCAGTTGGAAACTGTAATTCAAAAGTTCCGTTTGTAGAAGTTTTAACTCCTCCAAAATCTAAAACTGCAATTGCAGAATTACTGTTATTGCTATTGTATAAAAGTGCAGCTTGAGCAGAAATAGTTGCATTTGCAAATGTAACATTATCAGCATCAAAAATTGCAGTAGTTCCATCTGTAGTGATTGCTACATTAGTTAATGCATTTCCACCTGTAGTATAATTAGTTCC